CATTAAACGGTACTGAAATGGGTCCATTATTAACAATGATGTATACTGCACATAACAACATTATAAGACTTGAAAATACACATAAAGAGGCTTTAGAACAATTAGCAATTGAAATTGTAAAAGAAGAAATGGGTATTGGTGAGGAAGTTGAGTTTGATGCAAAAATCGTTGGTATGAATCAAATCGATACGAGTGATTTCAATAGAGAACAGGGTCCTGAACAAAATCCAGATGAAGTTGATGTTGAAGATGAGGAAGACGATGAGGAAAATAACCAAGAACAACCTCAAGTTAATCCCGAAAATCAAGAAGTTGAAGAAGAATTATATATTGATTTAAAACAATTAGATTTAGAGAGAGCAAAATTAACTTTAATTAATAGTATTATCCAAGGAGCATCAAAAAGGGGTCATTATATGTACCAACTTGTTGGTGAGAAACTTAGAGAAATTACAGGTTCTGATGAGTTATATAATGACTATGGAGTGATGATGTCGGTTAACGATGCAAACTATTGGCAATTTAGTCCTGCAATGATTAAAGGGGCTTCTGATAGTGTTGCTGGTAAAGTTAAAACGGAATTTCCTGGTGATGATGAGACAGGTGAAACCGGTGATGAAGGAGAAGAAGGTGGTGAAGAACAAGAAGAACAAAAAGTTAAAGTGATTGCAAGAGGAATTAATTTTCCAGTTTTAATACATGAATTAATTAAAGGTGTTTTTGAAATATTAGGTAGTCACGGACAACCGGGAGAATACACAAATCCACAAGATAGGGCAATGTATCAACAAGCTCAAAAGTTAGAAAGTACATTAGAAAAAGAAATGTGGACATTACTTTTGGGACCTGCAATTTGGGATAGAATTAGAGGACAGTTTCCAGACGAGGTAATTTTGGAAAATGGTAAGCAATTACAGAATTACATGTTAATGCACATCTTCCAACTACCAGCTAAACAGTTCTTAGTTTTAATGAAAGAAGTTGTTAGTAATAGTGAAAACGGAAAACGTTTAATGACAGATTTAATGGCATCAATTCAACAAATGTTTAACCAACAAGATTATGAAGAATCTTTGAATCAATTTAATGATGAATTGGAAACAATGTCAGAAGAGACTGAACCGGATGATTTAAAAGATTTCTTAAAGGGATTTAATATTGATTTATCAAGTGATGATGGGGACGATGGAGATGATTTAGATGATTTGTTCAGACAATTAGGTATCGATAAACCTAAAGAATAATATGAAGGAGGTTTTAAACCTCCTTTTTTTGTATTTATATATATGAATTCCAAAATAGAACAACTAAAGGAGTATGCGAAAATTATAAAGGATGCACCATATGCGTTAAAAACATATTTGCAAACCTATGACAATACTCAAAAAAAATATGTTCCATTAGAGTTGTTTCCTGACCAAATTCAATTAATTCAGGATTATGAAAATTATAATGAAAACATAACTAGAAAATATAGACAGGCTGGTGTTACTACGGTAACCGCCGCTTGGATTTCTAAAAAATTACAAACTGCAAAGGAAAGTGAACCAGAAAGGGTTCTTCTTATTGCAAATAAACGTGATACTGCGGTAGAGATGGCTAATAAAGTTAGACACTTTATTGAACAATGGCCTGAGTGGATTAATGTTGGGTTTTCACCCGATAAGAACTCGGAGAGTAGATTTAGATTAAACAATGGGTGTGAGGTTAAGGCGGTAGCAACATCTGCAGATGCGTTACGTGGTTATACACCAACTATACTTGTATTTGATGAGGCGGCTTATATTGAAGCAGGTGAGGATTTTTGGGCAGCGTCTATGGCGTCCCTATCAACGGGGGGTAAGATTATTCTTATCTCAACACCAAATGGTTATGACCCCATATATTATGGTGTTTATGACCAAGCATTACGTGGAATCAATGATTTCCATATAACAGATTTAAGATGGTTTAAAGACCCTCGTTATACTAAAGATTTACATTGGGTTAAGTGTCAAGACATCTGTCATTATATGTTGAATAGAGAACAATATAATGATGATGAAGTTGTAATGAAGGATTTTAATCCAGAGAATTATAATGAATATATTGAACAAGGATATAAACCGTTCTCTTCTTGGTTTGAATCAATGTCTAAGAAATTTAAATATGATAGACGTAAGATTGCTCAGGAATTGGAATGCGATTTCTTAGGTTCGGGTGATGGTGTTATTCCGGGTGATATTCAAGAGAACATTGCTAAGAATATGATACGTGTACCTAAAGAAAAATATATGCAGGGTACATTTTGGCATTGGAAGGAACCCGTTCAGGGACATCGTTACATTATGGGTGTAGATGTTAGTAGAGGTGATAGTGAAGACTTCTCCTCAATTAATATTATCGACTTTGATGAAAGGGAACAGGTTGCAGAATACATTGGAAAAATACCTCCTGATGATTTGGCTGCAGTTGCGTATAAATGGGGTGTTTTGTATGAGGCATATATTGTTATTGATATTACAGGGGGTATGGGTGTTGCAACGTCTAGGAAGTTACAAGAGATGCAATATAAAAATCTATACATCGATGGGATAAATACTCAAAATATATGGGAGTGGAATAAAAAGGCCATGGATAAAATCCCCGGTATAAATTTTAACAATAAAAGAACTCAAATAGTTGCTGCTTTCGAGGAACAATTAAGAAAGGGGTTTTTAGTTAGGTCAAGTAGATTATTAAATGAACTTAATACGTTTGTTTATATAAATGGTAGACCCGACCACATGAAAGGTGCTCACGATGATGCAATTATGAGTATGTCAATGGCGTTATATGCTGCCGATATGTGTTTCAATCAATTACAAAAGAACGAAAATGCAAATAAAGCAATGTTGGAATCTTGGACGATGTCAGAAAGATCGTATGAACCCAATAAATCGTTTTATTCTTACGGTACTGCATTTGACCAAATTGGTTCTATGGGGATTGATAATCAAAATTTATATCACCCAAATAATAATATGAATGTATCAAAGGACGCATATAGAGAACATATGTGGTTATTTGGTAAATCAAAATAAGATTCCATTTATCAATAATTTAGTTTATATTGTAAAGAAAAGTATTTATATACATGGCAGAACAGAATCTTACCGTCTTTCAGAGATTAACAAAGGTGTTTGGTTACCCAAATCAAGCAAAACAAAAAAATGTTGCACCACCTTCGTTTAATTTCAACAAAGATGAAATATTAAAAACGGATAGTAGAGAAGAATATGAAAAGGCAATGTTACAAGCTCAACAGAGTCAATACATTGCAGATAAGTGGACTAAATTAGACCAATCACTTTACAATCAATCTGTTTATTACGAACCAAATAGGTTATCGGCATATTACGATTATGAATCTATGGAGTTTACTCCCGAAATATCTGCGGCGTTAGACATTTACGCTGAAGAATCAACAACAATGTCTGAGAAAGGACAAATATTAACAATATTTTCAGATTCAGATAGAGTTAAAAATATATTAGACGATTTATTCAATAACAAACTAGATGTTAACACTAACTTACAAATGTGGACTAGAGGTCTTTGTAAGTATGGTGATGATTTTGTTTATTTAAAAATAGACCCTGAAAAGGGAGTCGTTGGTTGTCAACAGTTACCAAATATTGAAATTGAGAGAATTGAAGGTGCGGCTTCTAAAACACCGAACTCATATACTGATATTAAAGTTCCAACAAGAGAGTTAAGATTTACTTGGAAGAATAAAGATTTAGAATTTCAAGCATGGGAGATTGCACACTTTAGATTATTAGGTGATGATAGAAAACTTCCTTATGGAACTTCTATGTTAGACAAGATTAGAAGAATTTGGAAACAATTACTTCTTGCGGAAGATGCAATGTTAATTTACAGAACATCTAGAGCACCTGAAAGACGTGTGTTTAAAGTATTCGTTGGTAACATGGACGATAAGGATATTGAACCTTATGTACAACGTGTTGCTAACAAATTTAAAAGAGACCAAGTTTCAGATCCACGTAACGGTAATGTAGACATGAGATATAATCAAATGGCGGTAGACCAAGATTATTTCATTCCTGTTCGTGACCCAGCACAAAGCAACCCAATTGAAACATTGCCGGGAGCACAAAATTTAGGTGAAATTGCCGATATTGAATATATTCAAAAAAAGTTATTAGCCGCATTACGTATCCCAAAGGCATTCTTAGGATTTGAAGAAGTTGTTGGTGAGGGTAAGAGTTTAGCATTAATGGATATTCGTTTTGCGAGAACGATTAATAGAATTCAAAAATCTATTATTCAAGAATTAAATAAAATTGCATTAGTACATTTATATCTTTTAGGTTTAGAAGATGAGTTAGATAATTTTTCTTTATCGTTAACTAATCCTTCAGCACAATCTGATTTATTAAAAATAGAACAGTGGAAAGAAAAGATTACACTTTATAAAGACGCAACATCTGACCAATCACAAGTCGGTATTTTACCAGTATCTCACACGTGGGCTAAAAAGAATATTCTTGGTATGAGTGATTCAGAGGTTATTTTAGATTTACAACAACAAAGACTTGAAAGGGCGATGGGATTTGAATTAACAAATACACAAAACATAATTAAACGTTCTGGCGTATTTGACGACGTGGATTCTAAGTATGGTATTTCTGAAGAAGAAAGACAAAAATTAGAAGCTGCAGGTGCAATGGGTGGTGATACTGCTGGTGCAGGAGCAATGGATATGGGTGGAGCACCCGCAACCCCTCCATCGGGAGGTGAGGGAGAAGCTCCATTGAGTGAATCTTTTACTAAATCTAAAAAATCAAAGATATTAAGTATGTTGGGGGAAGAAAAAGAAGGAAAAAATGTTTTATTTGATATGGAAAGAGCTCAACAGAATATTTATGAAATAGAAAATAAATTGAACGATATTATAAACGATTAAAAATGAACAAATTCGGGGTTATTAAAACCAAAATGTTGACAAAATTAACTGAGTCTTATTCTAAAGAAAATAAGAAAGAAGTTAAGGATATATTAAACACAATTAAAGAAAACAAAGCGTTTAAAGAAATGTATTTGTTTTATGAAGAAATTGAAAACAAATATATTGAAGATAAGGAAACCGCAAAATTGTATGTTGAGGGATTAAACACATATTTTGGTCAACCAATGGGTAATTGGAATGAGTTAAATGTATTTTGTGAATCTCTACATAGTAAATTGGGTGACATCGAAATAGAAACTAACGAATTATATGAGTCTTTAGATATGTTATCTGAAAAAGATTCATTATCAAATATTGAAAAGAAAGTAATAGCTAAAAATAAATTAGTAAATTATTTAACAACTAAAAAGGAAATACAAGAATCTAAAGGTTCGACATTAGTACCAAACGAATCATTATTACAGGCCGTTTTGGCAAACAATTTTAATATATTATATTCTAATACATTATCAGAATCGGAAAAAGAAGAGTTAAAAACTATCTTATCAATTCCTCAAGAGGAACTATCAACCAAAACAACAGAATTAAAAGAATCAATTATTAATCAGGTATCTACACTTTTAAGTGAATCGAATGACACCGGTTTAACCACTAAATTA